TCCCGATGGCGGCGGCGCTGATAGGACAGCAAACCAAAACGATGGAACAACGTCACAAACTACAGCGGGCGGAGCATCAGGGAAAATTGGCAATGCGACATCTTATTCGGCATCAGGAGATATAACAACAACGCCAAACCCATATAGTGGGGATTCATCACTATACGTTTCAGCTATGGTAAAACCGAACACTGCCCGATCGGCAAACTGGAGCAATAACTCTATAATATCAACATATTCAACCTCATACATATTTGGCTTGGGGATGAGAAATGATGGCTCAGGAGGTAGCCAAATTTGGAATACATCATGGGCGAATGCTGCTGTAGATACAAATTTAATATCACAAAACACATGGGATCATATATCAATAGGGTATGACGGGTCTAATGTTACCAGTTGGCAAAGTGGATCTTTAATTGACACAGCAACCTTTACGGGCGTTTTACAGCCTGCAACTTCTTTTTATGTCGGAGCTGTAAGTTCTGGTGGGGATATGTGGGACGGTTTAATTCAGGAGATAACGTTATTGGCTACGACTCCTTCATCGTCTTATGTCGCGCAAGAAGACTCCCAAACCTCCGACAACGCCACATTCTGGGGAACATGGACAAATGTCCCAAGTTCCTCTGGCTATACAATAGACATCGATTCAGGATCTTTTACTCTCACAGGAAGTGATCTCGATTTACTCAGGCAAATATCAATTGATATTGAAGCCGGTGTTTTCAATCTCACAGGGAACGACCTGGATTTATCTTCAGGGTTGAATATAGCTCTTGAAACAGGGGTATTTTCTCTTACAGGAGAAGATCTTGAATTATCGAGAGGAATAGAAGTCGATCTTGAAACTGGTGTTTTTAGCTATATTGGTCAGGATTTAACTTTTATTAAGCCCAATATTATGAGTATGGAAACAGGTGTCTTTAATATGGATGGTCGATCTATGGCTTTGATTTATGGAGATGGCTCAGAGGTTAAAGGGTCTAGTCCACTTGGATATAAACCAAAGACTTACACAGATAAGCAAAAGAAGTTATACTATATAAATCAGATATTATGGAGGACATAAATGGCTAATCCAATAGTCTTTAATCAATGGGAGTGGACGAAGCTCGCAACAGGGGTTACATCTGTAGTCCTCAATAACAAAAGAACAGGTTTAGAGTATTTCTATGCTCTTAGAATTACAGGTGATACTGCCCCTTCAGATATTACAATTAAAGAAGTCCCTGCTGAAGCAGTCAGGATTTTTGAGGTTCTGCCTGTAGAAATAATCAGAGCACAATACTCATTTGATCTTTATGTATTCTGCTTCGGGAATGATACACTTATAGATGCACTTGGTTCAATAAGAGCAGATGAGTCTGCCGGTTCTACAGAGGGTGAAGGTTCTGCCTATCTTAATGTAGGTCAGCCTTTTGAACTTAAAGTAAATCAGGGACTGATCCCAGGTCACTCTGTTGTAGATAAGTTTGGAGAGAATCCTGATATAGACACAGGGTCTACACCTGAAGATATTTGGGAGGCAGGAGGAACATACAATTATGATGCAAATGGAACTGCTCCGATTGTATCTCTAATAAGCGATAATGCAGGAGATACTCAGAATATAAGTGTGCAAGGTCTTGATATAAATGGTAATGTAGTAGTTCAAGAGATAACACTTATAGGAACTACTAGAGTGGCACTTACAACTCCTCTTTGGAGGGTATATCGTATGTCAAATGTCAGCTCCACGAATCTCGCAGGAACTTGCTATTGTTATATTGGAACAGGTGGAGTTCCTAGTTTGGCGAATATTAGAGCAATTATTGATGATGGGAACAATCAGACTCTCATGGCTCTATATACTATTCCAAGAGGGTATGTAGGTTATTTGTACCGTGGGGAACTTGGACAGAGTAGAGCTGCAACTTCTGGAGCTGCAAGACTTGCGTATTTCTCAAGGAGATATGGTCAAGCTTTTACTATAAAGAAAAGAGTTGATATAACAAATCAGGGGTCCAGTATTTATCAGGATGCAAGATCTTTTCCTGATGTAATACCTGCTCTTACCGATGTTAAATTGACTGTAGAAAGTGTAACAGCAAATAATACAGGTGTATTTGGAACTTTTGATGTTCTCTTGATTGATGAGGCATTGTTTCCAGATTCATTTTTACATGCCATAGGACAACCAGGGTACTGATATGAAAAAGATTAAAGGTTATATTGCGAAGTTTAAATTATGGAATGCCAGAAGAAAAGGTGTAATGCCAAAGAACTCTAAGAAACTATATAGGGCAATGGCAAAGGCAAAACTGAAATAAATGAGTGTAAGCTTAAAAGAGTGTATAGCACCGAGTTTTTATGAAGTCCATAAAAGACTAAAAAATGAGAATGTTCAGGAACTCTGGCTTAGAGGAGGAAGGGGTTCATGTAAATCCTCTTTCGACTCTATTGAAGTAATCCTGGGGATTATGAAAGAGCCTGAATGTCATGCAGTGGCTTTTAGGAGATTTGAGAATGAGGTCCGTGACTCGGTGTTTGCACAGCTTGAGTGGGCAACATATAAACTGGGAGTGAATCATCTCTTCAAGTTCAATATTTCTCCTTTTAAAATAACCTATGAGGCAACCGGACAGATGATCTTGTTCAAAGGGGCAGATAACCCGAAGAAGATTAAATCTATCAAGATTCCATTTGGGTATATCAAGTTTGCATGGTTCGAGGAAGTTGATCAGTTTGGTGGGATGATAGAGATCAGAAATATCCTCCAATCTATTTTCCGTGGAACAACAAAAAGGCAGATTGCCCTGTTTTCATACAACCCTCCCAAGTCCTCACGGTCATGGGTGAATGAAGAGACAAAGATCCCCAAAGAGAATAGGATTGTACATTACTCGGATTATAGGACTGTTCCGAAAGATTGGTTGGGTGAGACATTTCTTGCGAATGCCAAGCATCTTAAGAAAGTGAATGAAGATGCCTATAAACATGAATATCTTGGTGAGGAGACCGGAACAGGTCTTGAGGTATTTAATAATGTAACTCTTCGACCTATTACGGATAAAGAGATTTCTTATTTTGACAGCAGATCCCAGGGTATTGACTTCGGGTATGCTGCAGACCCTCTGGCATTTATTGAAGCTCATTTTGATGCTAAGAAAAAGAAGCTGTATATTTTCTTTGAGATAACAGGAATTGGTATAAAGAACAGTAAACTTGCTTCAATGCTTTCTGCTGAACAACTGGCAGAAGTAACAATGGCTGATTCTGCTGAACCTAAGAGTATTGATGAACTCAGAGAAGATCATAAGATGAATATTTTGCCTGCTGAAAAAGCCCCTGGAAGTGTGGATCATGGGATTAAGTTCATGCAGGATCTTGAAGAGATAATTATAGACCCTATTCGCTGTCCTTTGGCATCTACTGAATATATCAATTATGCTTTAGATGTGAATAGGTATGGTGAAGTTATCAGTAAGTATCCAGATAAGGATAACCATGTTTTAGACTGCTGTAGGTATTTATTGTCTTTACAGATAAAACAGGCTAAGATTGAGAAGAGGCGAAATAAGTTTAAGGTTAGAAGTATCCCGACAATAAGCAGGTGGTAATATGAAAAATAAAAAAGCAGTTCACGAAGAAGCAATAAGAAACTTTGACAGAGTTCAAAATGCTGTGTATCAGGAGAGGAGACAATCTCTTGAGGATAGAAGATTTTATTCCATAGCCGGTGCTCAGTGGGAAGGTTCTCTTGAGGAGCAGTTTGAGAATAAGCCAAAGTTTGAGGTAAATAAAGTACATCTTTCTGTAATGAAAATTATCAATGAGTATCGTAATAATAGAATCTCTGTTGATTTTGTAGCTAAAGATGGAACAGATAGTGATGATATGGCAGAAATCTGTGATGGGTTATTCCGAGCAGATGAAAGAGACTCTGGAGCAGAAGAAGCTTATGACAATGGTTTTGAAGAAGCTGTTGGTGGTGGTTTCGGAGCTTTCAGATTAACTTCAGAATATGAAGATGAAGAAGATGATGAAAATGAGAAGCAGAGAATTAGAATTGAACCTATATATGATGCTGACTCTTCTGTGTTCTTTGATCTTGATTCAAAGCGACAGGATAAAGCAGATGCTAAATACTGTTATGTAATGTACTCTATGACTCCCGAAGAATATGAAGAGGAGTATGACAAGACCCCAACTTCATTAGGTAAAGAGATCGATTTTGCTGAATATGACTGGTACTCACCTGATATGGTATATATCGCAGAATATTACCGTATAGAAGAGAAAAAAGAGACTGTCAGGATTTTTATTAACCTTACAGGAGATGAAGAGAAATATACTGAAAGTGATTTTGAAGATAACCCTGAACTTGAAGCTGAACTTGCATCTATAGGTACAAAAGAAGTAAGACAGAAAAAAGTTAGAAAGAAGAAGGTACATAAGTATATTATTTCAGGAAATGAGATCCTGGAAGATTGCGGAGTTATTGCAGGTAAAAATATCCCTATTATCCCTGTATATGGTAAAAGATGGTTCGTAGATTCTGTTGAAAGATGTATGGGGCATGTCCGGTTAGTAAAAGACTCACAGAGACTTAAGAATATGCTCACTTCCAAACTCGCTGAGATTTCTTCTCTTTCAACAGTAGAGAAACCAATATATACACCTGAGCAGATGTCAGGATTTGAGACAATGTGGGCAGAAGACAATCTTAAAAACTACCCTTATCTCCTGGTTAATCCAATTCAAGATGCAACCGGAAATATTGTCCCCACAGGTCCAGTTGGATTTACTAAACCTCCCTCTATACCACCTGCTATGGCAGCATTGATGCAGTTAGCAGATATTGACATGAAGGAATTGCTTGGTGGTTCCGGTCAGGAAGATAAGATGCTAAGTCATGTTTCAGGTAAAGCACATGAAATGATTCAAAAGAGAATCGATGGGCAGGCATTTATCTACATGTCCAATTTCTCGAAGTCTGTCAGAAGAGCCGGTGAAGTATGGCTTTCAATGGCTAAAGAGATCTATGTTGAAAAAGGTAGGAAGATGAAGACTGTTGACAACATGGGACAGATGGGGTCAATAGAGTTACTTCAGGCAGGACTTGGTAAAAACGGTGGTATTACTGAGAAAAATGATTTGACTAAAGCTACTTTTGATGTAGCTGTTGACGTTGGACCTTCTTCTGCTTCGCAGAGA